TTTAAGACAAAGCAAAAAGCCCACTGTTGTAGGCTTTCTGTAAGATATATCTTAAAATTAAAGCATTTTGTTGTAGAATAGATTTAGTATAAATTACACTTTGGTATGCTTTATAAATGTTGATTCTGTAGTATTTTTAGAATTTACATATTAAATAAAATAGATTAAACTTTACTCCAAGGTGGACAAAAAGGAGTACAAATTTCATGGTGATGAGTTCAGTAGGCAAGTAAGAAGTACCGTTTAGGTGCTTTTTATTTTACCCTATTCATCTTATAGGTTAAGGGTATATATTTACATTTACTTTAGTTAAAAATTATAACAAAGAATTAACTAATGTATATGTACCTGTGGTATAATTAGGGTAGTGTTTAACAATATTTTAAACATAAATATAAAACAGGAGGCTTTTTATGAATAAAAAGAAAATATTGGGAGTTAGAGTACAAAATAAATAATGTTAGTAAAACTACAAAGTACTAAGAAGGTATTTCAAGTTCTTTTAGTAATTCTATTTATCTCTTTGCTGTCAGGATGTAGAAGTTCTCTAAACCGTATTGAAATTGGAGATGAAATATATTTCTGGACTGTAGAACAGAATTTAGATACTGAAGAATTTGAATCTGTTAAGGTTACAGGGATAGTCTCACAGGTAGTTGAATATGAAGATTATTATATAGTGAGACTACAGGGAGATATAAGACCTTACCAGATAGATAAAGACAAATTTCACTGATAAAAGGTAAAGTATGAATAAAGGAAAAATTTTAAAGATAACTGAGAACACAGTGTACATAGGTTATGAAGATGGAAGTTTAAAGGAAATTTCTATTGAATCTTGTGACTTTGAACCTGCAATAGGTGATTATGTCGAAGTTTATGGTGATATTGCTATAAAGGTTGAAGGCAGTAATGAAAGTAACCCAGTTAAAAAATCAGAGGCTAAAAAAATTTCATTAGTTAGCAAGATAAACATATTTTCCTCTATAGTTTTATTTCCTATCTCATTTAGTTTATTATATGATAGAGGAGTAATATTAGAAGCTACAATACTATCCCTTTTTGTAGTTTCACTGTTACTGATTGTATTAAATCTGATACTTCTTATTATTTCATCTATTAAGAAGAATAAGGTTAATAAAAAAAGCTCTATAACGTATTTGATTATAGCTATTATAATTCTTATTTTATCAACTGTATATGTAAGTAATAATTTTAGTCCAAATTCAAAGAAGACTGTATCACAGAACACTTCTAAGTCCTCTACATCATCATCTAAGAATAGTTCTATAAATCAATCAAATGAAGATGATACTGAGAAAGCAACAGCTGATTTTAATAATTATTTAGAGAATAATTTAGGTGAAAAGATAGACTATAAAGGGGATATCACATTGATTAATGATGATGAAATTTATCTAGATACAGATAAAATCATTATTAATAATAAAAAATATGATTCCAAAGGATTTAAACATAGTCCTAAAATAAAGGCAGTTTATAAAGGGAAAGATATTTTTAGAGGTGGTCAATCTCTAGGTTTAAATGCAAAAGTTAAAAAGGAGTCAGGAAAACCACAACTTGAAATTTTTGATGTGTTCACAGTAGGGCAAACTTATGAACAATATATGCAAAAAGGGATAGAATTAAAAAGTAAATTTGAATTACGAGCAACTGTAAAAGAAGTTAATAGAATAAATAAGAGCGATAGCGATGTATTAACTTTATTGATTGTTGTAGAACCTCATTCAATTGATTTATTTGATGATGATAATGCACCATTCCAATTTGAAGATGGCAAAAAAATACACTTGGCTTTAACTGAGCAGACAGAAGAGGAATTTATTAAACAAAAAAGAGGGTTGAAATCAGGTGATGATATTAGAATTTATGGGATGTTAATGACAGATTCACTAGATTTGTTGTTAGCAAATCAAGGTGGTAGTTATTTAGACGTGAAAAGAACTAATTAGAAATAAGGTATGAGGTAATGAATACATATAAAGTTATTAAAATCGAAGGAACTCTAATCTATTTAGGTAAAGATGACGGAACTTTGCTAAAAGTTGAACAGACTTCTTTTAATTTTGTACCACAACTAGGGGATATAGTAGAGGTATATCAATCTGAAGGAACCTATATCATAACTAAAAAGTCTAGTGAAGTTCCCACAGAACAGAAAAAAGAAGAAAAAGGATATTGGACAGTTAGAAATATTAAGTGTTCTGCATGGTGTGGGGTTATTGCTATATTGATATGGCACCCTGTTTTTGCTGTTATCCCCTCAGTAATGTATCGCCTTCTAAAAGAAAAAGGAGAGAAAGATAGTGCTACTTTGATATTAGGAGCAACAATATTTGCGACAATCTTAGCGATAATCGTTAGAGTACTTCTAACGCTCTGATAAGAGGTAACACGTTTTTTAAGGTAATAGATAAGCACTGGATATTCAAATTCAGTGCTTTCTTTTTTCTTTTTATTTTTTAATCGACTTCTTCAATAAAGAAAATAATTCTCATTCCTTGTCTAAATAACGTAACTTTTAATCCTCACAATATGCAAAAAGTACGGATAATTTCTAATTACCTGACACACAGATTACTATTAAAAATTACTTCAAAAGAGACTGTAACAATCTGAAGCATGATTGAAATAGCAATAGATACTAAAGTAACTATCTACAGTTAGATATATTTCGGATAAATTACACTTTAGTTGCTTTTTATTTTACACTAACTATCTTGGCTTAATTCAAGTATTTCCATAACCTTATGAACAATCATCTTATGCTGTGGGTGTCTCTGAATCTTCAATAATAGTTCCATCATTTCTGTATCTTGTGGCACAGAATAAGGTAAGAAAAAATCACTCAACGTAACTTCTAAAGCATCAACAATCTTCACAAAAGTTTCTAAAGAGATATTTCTGTGATTATTCTCTATCTGACTGATGTAAGGAACGCTTAGATTTGTTCTTTCTGCTAGTTCTTGCTGTGTAATCTTCTTTGAAGCTCGTAAGTCTCGTATCTGATTACTTATATTTTCTAATATATCATCCATTACTTCACCCTCTATGTTAAATCTACTATCTATCTTATAGATTAAACAATCAGGTTTACATTCTCTATAGTTTAATATTAAATAAAACTATATTCTATTGTTAAAGTTTGTGTGATATAATTATAGCTATTAGGAAATATTTCTTCTATTTCATTAAATAAAGTTAAACATCGGAGGTTACATATGCTTAACAAGCTAAAGGAATTGAGTAAAGAACAAAAGATTATAGGTAGTATTGTACTACTGCTTATCCTCATTCTGTTCTTCACACTATTAACTAGCGGTAGCACTAAACACTCACAAGTTCAAACTAAGGCTAGTGATTCTGTTAAACAGTCTAGTTCATCTTCCTCTACTTCATCATCCAGTAGTGAAACTAGCTCTAAAATAGAGAAATGGTCTCCAACTGGGCATATAGCCGTAGATGCTTATCTTAATACACCACAAATTAAAATCATACTGCGAGCCAAAGCACTGAGAGAGGTAGCACACAAACTCTCTAACACAGATAAACTCTACGAAGTTGAAGCTGAGGTAATTGGAATTGAAGAAAAAGATGAATACCGTGAGTACAACATAACAGGTAAGAAACTTCTTATCCGTACACCTGAATCACTAGCTGTGAAAATGAATGAACTTATGGTCTATACAGGAAATACAGTATCTTTAGAAAAATATGATTCAATCGATAAAGGCTCGTTAGTAATCAGTGAAGTGAGGAAAACAGAAAAAGCACAAGAAGAGGAAAAAGCAAGTATTGAAGCCTCCAAATCAAAAGAGGAAGAAAGGAAAGCATCTTCACGAGCAAAAGAGCAAGAACAAGCTTCATCTCACACTACAACTACTCCTACACAATCGTCTACACCTGCTCCACAATCAAATTTAAGACCGTTCAAAAACTGTAAGGAAGCACGAAAAGCAGGACGTGTAAACATACCTGCTAGTGACCCACAATATGGTCCATGGCTAGATAGAGACAAAGACGGATACGGATGTGATGAATAGTAAAAAGGTTCTTATTCTACTGTCACTACTACTTATTATAATCGTCACATTCACAGCATACTTAACTACTCTACCACAAACAGAATACCAGATAGCTATAAAGAGACTCCAAAAGATAAGTTTAGAGGCTGTGGAACAGAAAATACAACATAAAGAAAGCTTTTACCTATACACAGGGAGAGAGAGTTGTCCATACTGCCAAGAATTTGCTCCAAAGCTAGCAAAAGCAGTAGATAAAACTGAGACAACGGTGTATTACTTGGATAGTGAGAATATAGATAAGACAAGTTGGAATAATTTCAAAACAACTGTAGGATTCAAAACAATCCCCAATCTCACTTACTTCACAAATGGTACAGTATACGACATATTACCGAAAGCAAGTCAAGCTAGCGTTGAAGTGATTGAATCATTTATAAGAAAGGAATAAATAATGAATACATACAAAATACTTAAGGACAATATTGAAACAATTTATCTAGGTAAGGCTGATGGTAGCCTTCTAGAGATAGAAAGAAAATACTTTGACTTCCTTCCAGAGGTCGGAGAAGAGGTTGAAGTTTTTGGCAATGATGGAAACTACATCATTACTAGAAAACTCATAATAAATTCAGATACTCCCGATAACACTAAAACGTTGAAAATATGGGGATGGATTTGCACAGCAACCTCTCTGCTCTTCTTTCCTTTTATTTTTGGAGTAATAGGTATTGTCTTAGGATATCTCATCAGAAGCAGAGGGGATAAAGAACAAGGAACTGTTATAATGATTTGTGCAACTGGTGCTATGATTTTTGGAATGTGGCTAGGAGCCATTGTATGGGGGTAAATAATGATTAAAGGAAAAATTTTAAAGATAACTGAGAACACAGTTTACATAGGTTATGAAGATGGAAGTTTAAAGGAAATTCCTATTGAATCTTGTGAATTTGAGCCTAGAATGGGGGATTATGTAGAGGTTTATGGTGATATTGCTATAAAGGTTGAAGGCAGTAATGAAAGTAGCCCAGTTAAAAAGCATAAATCTAGAAAAAGTAAGATAAAACCTATTTTAATAGCTCTTGTAGTTATTGTTTTGTCGGTTAGTGCATATTTTATAATGAATAAAGTAACTATATCACAGAATACCTCTAGTTCTTCTAAGCCCTCTACGTCTTCATCTAAGAATAGTTCTAGCTCTTCATCTCAAGAAAGTAGCTCTAGTTCTACAAAATCTTCGATATCAGGAAATATTCCTAAGAATTTATTGACAATAGACTATGAAGAAAGGACAGATAAGCAGAAATATTCCTCATCATTTGACTATGATAAATGGATTCATGATGAATTTCCTCGCTATCTAAAACTACATGTTAGAGGAGAAGTTGTACAAATTCTCAAAGACCAAGATGATAAAGGTATTTTGATACAAATAGTTCTAAATGAAATAGGTCGTCCAGGACTTGGTGAGCCTGTTTCTGTGTTTATTCCGGGTGATTACTTGTCAGATATCATAGTAGAAGGTGATAAATTAGATTTGTATGGGAAAACTTATGGAGTTAAGCAGTATTCGTCAGGTGATTCTGTAGTAATGCGACCATTTATGATTGCTTATTTCTATGAAAGAGATAAATAGGAGGGATTATGAATACAATAAGAAAGTCATAGCTGAAGATGACCATATAACCTTATACGGACTAGTAAAAGGGAGACAAAGTTATGAAACAGTCTTCAAAGCCACAAAAACGCTACCTCTCATGGTTGCCTATATGTACGAAAACTAATACTACATGAAAAATAAAAGACATAACCAAATTATTCACGTTTCAGATACACATATTATCATTCGACTCCACACAAATGAGACTCTAAATGTTCCTATCAATGAGTTAACTTTTCGTCCTAAAGTAAACGATATTGTTGAAGTTTACCAAAATCAGAATCATGTAGTAGTTTGTCCTCTACCACAGAGCAACAAGCTTTGGATTCTTATAACCTCAATTACACTTCTACTTCTTACCATTATAGGAGTTACATTTTTGTTCTTTAGACAACCAGATAGGAATATAGAAACAGTAGATAATCAATCTTCACAACAAAGCTCCTCTACTACTTCTAGTTCCTCTGCATCATCCAGCTCTTCATCCAGCACATCTACCACAAGCTCTAGTTCAACTGCAGATAGTATAATAGATACGACAGCGGAAGAGCTTCGAGACATGGAGAACGATGGTAGGTTAAAAACTGGTCAACTATATCGCTTCACAGCAGAACTAACACGCCAAAAGTTTTGGGAAGCATACGTAGGACACTTTAAAGCTCTGGATACATACCATACTATTTGGGTAAATGCTAGTAATGCTCCTATGACTGGTGTACAAGTACAAATTAAGAAATCTATGATTGAGGGATGGCAAGAAGGAGCGACCGTTACTTTCACAGTCAAAATCATGGAAGACTCTGAAAAATTTCAATTCTGGGTTGCTACTGATGCCACACTTATCACGACTCCCACAGAAGAAAAGCACACAGAAAATACAACACAAGAAATTGATACACAGGCTATTCTACATGGAGACTACTCTAGTATAGCTGGTACTTGGAGGAATGAATTAGGACAGGAAATAGTGTTTAATAAGAACGGGTTAATAAAAGGAGGACAAATATACAAATCAAGTATAGGAAGCGATGGACATATAGGTTTTAGTGTTGGCTCAGGATATGCAGGATATGGTATAGGAGTCTATCCTCCAGGTACAAGTATACCATTGAAACGTTTTGAAAATAATCGTATGATACCAACTGAAGATATATCTGATAAAACAAAGGTTAGAATTATTGCTGGGCAAACTGTCATTGATGATGTCAAACAGGTATTTTACAAAACAGATTAAATCAAAATTGCCTCTATCTATTAATTCTTCTCTAATAGCTGAAAATCCCTGCAATTACTCATTGCAGGGATTTTGTATATTCTTTATATCACATGAATCTCTTTCAGACAATTCCACATTACTAACATATTTTTGATATAGAGAATTAATCGCTGAATAGCAAAATTCACATACATCTATTACTATTCTATTTTTTAATCGACCCTTAGAAATCCCATTATCACGCGCATTACTAACCACAAATGCAAAGAGATAAATTGATACAATTGTACAGTAAAAACTGATAGCTGAATCAAGACAACACTACAAAAATATGAAATTCTATAATGTAAAACCTCTTTAAATAGCTATTTTTATTCTCTAATTTATCTCATAAGCATACGCCTTTATGCCGTGAAAGCAAATTGACAGTAAGTAGGCACAAAGTACGCTAAGAACGGCTCAGACGAAAGGCTTTAGTTTTTCGGATGGACAGTTCATTTGTACGATAGTGCCTTGTTTCTTGCTGTCAATTAGACCATGGAATAAATTAGGCGTATTTGGTACTAAACAAAGCGTTTCACTCCTTTGCCTTCGCTCATGGCGGGCTAGTCGTTCACACTTTGTAGTAATGTAGTAAGACATTTCTCTACTTACCCTTATTATATAATTTTAACTATTTTTACAAGAATAATACTACAATACTACAAAAGGAGTAAATAACTAGTGTTATAGCCACTTTTGCCTGTAGTTACTCTGTAGCTTCTAGACGTTTATAGACACGTGTTGGACTACATGTGCTACAAGGTCGCTTGTTCTTAACGACTTCAAAATCATTACGATTATCCAGTACCTCACGGATTTTCGAAGCTCGTTTACTACTTCGTCCTCTACCAGTGTCTTCATCAAACAGTATGTAAGCTAGTTCACTTGTGTAAGTAACAGTCACTAAGCCTGATTCCTTTGCCTCCCAATACTCTCGGGTTTCTTCCTCATATCCCTTCCATATACGGTAATATTTCCTCTTCTCAGATAGAGTATAATTTCTCCAATCATCAGGTACAATAAACTCATCCAGAAATTCATTTATTAGTTCTCTCTCTATATCCTCTTCTTTGAAGTCACTTTGAATCTCTTCCAATCTTTCTGAGGTCGTTCTACTTGGAAGCATAATTCCATATTGGTAGAATAGTAGTCTAGCTTCAGCAAGAATTTGCAAGAAGTAATTATCAGAAACATCCATCGGATGCTCCTCCACAACATATTCCCCACAGTTCAAAGGATAGAATCTTCTTTCAACTCCAAAATCACCGAGAAAGGCTTTAGAATTCCCAGTTGCAATAAATACATTATGTCTAGGTTGTTTTTTGTGTTTACTATACAGTTCCCTATACATATCGTATGAAGCACTAAGGAATCCCTTAACTCTATTTATATCATTCTGCTTTAGTCCCTGTAATTCTGGAATCTCTACAACACATACGTATTTAAGCATCCTATAGTCTTCCTGTGTTTTTCCAAATGAAATAGGAGTATCAGTAAAAGCATCAGGTAATAAACGACGAGCTACTGTACTTTTTCCTATCCCTTGTGAACCAATCAAGACAGGTACATTATCAAATTTGATACCTGGTTGATATACACGTCCCATTAGACCTGTTAAAAACATCTGGGATACCTCACGTGTGTATATATTATTCTCACACCCTAACAGTTTATGAAAGAAGTATTCCACACGAGATACTCCATCCCAGTCAAGACTTTCTATCCGTTCCTTTACAGGATTAAATTTCCGTCTACGTGCCACTTCTAATACAGCATCTTCAATATAATCCTTTTTAGGAGTAAAGTGAAACTGTTTATCAATATATACCGAGAACAAAGAAGTGTCTTCGCTATCCCATTCTCCTTTCAGAGTTCCCCAAGGCGTCTTATCTAGTTTTTCAACTGCTCCTGTGAACTCATTGTAACCTAATAATGACATCTTAGATTCAAATGATTCTAAGATAAGCACTACGTTTTGAGGTGAACTGACAGGTTTCCCTGAACTATTGAGATTAAATTTAGGCATATCGAGAACTTTATCCTCTGTATCCTGTTTTTTAAAAACGATTGACATAAACAACTCCTTCTGTTAGTAACATAATTACACTATATAGCATAATTAATAGCAATTGAATCTGTGATTCAACATGGCAACAATTTCCTATGTATTTCAAGTAATCATAGGAATTTTCATCTATATTTTTTTCATACAATATAGTTACTCCTTTTTTGTAATTGAAAGAAACTTCATAACATCTGATTTCTTATAGAAAACTTTGCGAGTTCCTTCTATTGGTGGACAGTATCTGGTTAACCCCAAACGCTCCCATTCATGCAGAGTTACTAAACTAATACCTAGTTCTTTGATTAACTCTTTCTGTTGTATCAGGCCAACCGAGTCACTATGAGGTGAAAGCATTGCATGTGATAGATAATCATTTATTAAATGCTCAATCCTCTCCAACAATGCTAGTTCTGCTTCTTGAGATAATATCCCTTGTGGTATACTATACATATATCCTCCTTCTTTCCTATTTCTTCACAACTATCCTCTCATAACTATTACAGCTTGCCCACTTAACTAAGTTAATTAACTTAGGTTATGTTTTGTATTTTATCAGTTTTTTATTTACATGTCAAGAGTTTTGTGCTAACATATTACTAAAGTTATTAAACGGAGGTTAAAAATGATAGGAGAATATCTTAAAAAATGCCGCACAGAAGGCGATGTAACTACTAAGAGCCTTGCTGAAGACCTAAAAGTATCACAGTCTTATATCTCACAAATTGAAAATGGGAAAAAGATTCCCAGTTTAACTAAACTCATTGATATTACTGAAAGCATTGCTTCACTCTCTATAAAAGAAAAATGCGAACAAGATGGATTAGAGTTCGATGAATACTGCATTGAATATGAAACATTGGCTAGCACTTATATTGGTGATATAATCAAAAATATCAACATGAATTCAGTTCATAACGATAAAGAGAAGCAACTTTTAAAAGATTTAATTGAATTAAGAAATGATAAATCCATATTCTCAAGGTTAAAAACATACAAAGATATTAGCCACGATATTATCAATGGAGAAAATATTAAAATCAACCTTGATTATATCTTTAGAAAGAATGTAAAAATAACTATTGATGGTCAAGCACTCACAACTGAAGACTTAACCGCTCTACAAATACTAATTGAAGGCATTCGTTCTAGACACAAATCATAATAACTATTTTTCATAACCTTTTACAGCTTGCCTACTGATGTTAGAAAGGTTAAGAAATGAAAATAGCAGAAATCAAGAAACAAAATGGTAGCACTGTATATCGTTCCAAAGTATACTTAGGAGTAGATAAAGTCACAGGAAAAAAAATAAAGGCTAATCTGACAGCCAGAACAAAAACTGAATTGAAGAAAAAGGCTCAGTTAGCTAAGGCTGAATTCCAAAATAATGGTTTCACTAAAAAGGAAACAATCCCACTAACAAGCTATGAAGAAATAGCTCAACTATGGTGGGAAAGCTATCAACACACAGTAAAACCAAATACGCAAGATTCAGTAAAGCGACTACTATCTAACCATGTGATTCCTTTATTTGGTTCTTACAGGTTAGATAAGTTAACTACTCCAACTATCCAACGCATTGTTAATCAACTAGCTCTACGTGCTAACAAACGAGAAGAAGGCGCATTTCTACACTATGATAAAATTCACGCGCTAAATAAACGTATCCTACAATATGCTGTGACAATGCAGATTATTGATATAAATCCAGCTCGTGAAGTTATTCTTCCTCGTAAAATAAAAAAGGGTAGAAACAAAGTAAAACACTTTAATAACTTAGAGTTAAAGAAATTTCTCAGTTATTTGGAAGAGGCTAACTTAGCAATATATAGAAATATCTATGAAATTACTTTGTATAAGTTTCTTCTTGCTACTGGTTGCCGTATTAATGAAGCCTTAGCTCTACACTGGTCAGATATTGACCTACATAATGCAACTGTGAATATTACAAAAACACTAAACCATTTAGGTGAGATTAACAGCCCAAAGTCTGAGGCAAGTTATCGCACAATTGATATTGACCTACAAACTATAGAGGTCTTAAAAATGTATCAAAAAAGACAAAGGCAAGAAGCTTGGAAACTTGGTCGGACTGAAACTGTTGTCTTCTCAGATTTTATTCATAAATACCCAAACAATAAAACACTATCAACTCGTTTAAACACACGTTTCAAACATGCTGGTGTACCTAATATTGGATTCCATGGTTTTAGACACACACACGCTAGTCTCTTGCTAAACTCTGGAATACCATATAAAGAATTACAACACCGTCTAGGTCATTCTACATTAGCTATGACTATGGACACTTACAGTCATCTCTCCAAAGAAAAAGCAAAAACAGCCGTCTCATTTTATGAGAAAGCTGTTAGTTCGTTATAAGTGATGACAAAAATGATGACAAACCCAGAAATCAACGTTTTAAGACAAAGCAAAAAGCCCACTGTTGTAGGCTTTCTGTAAGATATATCTTAAAATTAAAGCATTTTGTTGTAGAAT